AAACAACGCAATCCACCGAATAGGTCAGGGAATGACAGGATCGGCTGGAGCGGTTTCTGTCAGCGTATGGGCAAAGGTTCTCGACACAAACACGCCGCGCCGCCTGTTTGTGAATGCAAACACATTCATCGGCGCTGGTGCGTTGTTTGATCTTGACCCAGCGGTTCAAACTGGTAACAGTGGTTCTGCTGTTGCAACATCAGGCACAGCAGCCAATCGCGCAGGCACATGGGTCAGATACCCAAATGGATGGTATCGCGTCACGGTTGTTGGGACGTACTCAACAAACGCAAACGTATTCTTTCAAATCAATCGCGCCAGCAGCACCACGGCAAACGACGAAACCTTCGCCGGATCAACGAGCAACGGTCTTGCATTTTGGGGCGCACAGGTAGAAGCAGGCTCCGCTGCCAGTTCTTATATCGTCACGGGCGCAAGTACGGCGACGAGGGTGGCAGATTTCTGCGTGATGACCGGGACGAACTTTTCGTCGTGGTATCAGGGCGGAACGCAGGGCACGTTCTACGCGGATTGGTTCGGCGGGGTGCGCGCTGGAGCGAGCGGAAGCACCAACCGCACCGTGCTGTCCACAGATGACGTATCCACCAAGCACCTGCACTTCCTGCAAACTGCCGCCGCCGGCAATCTGCGCGTGGCCGACTTCGGTGGCGCGAACAACGTCACGACAGCCAACACGCTCACAAGCGGCGCGAGGACAAAGGGCGCGTTCGGGTACAACGGCAGCAGCGCAAGCGTCTGCCTGAACGGTGGAACGGTCGCTACAGGCTCGTCGCTAGCGTTCTCCGTGGCTCCGACATGGCTCGTCATTGGCGCAACCAGCACCAACGGCACAAGCCTGACCGACGCAAACGTAGTCTTGAACAACTCCATCCGGCAGATCAAGTATTGGCCGACCCGGCTTGCTGACGGCACCCTGCAGGGCCTCACCACATGACCGACTTCATGCTCCGCACCGACACCGAAGCGCAGATGGACGATGCGCTCGAAGCCGCCGGAATCCTCATCGAGCAAGAGGTCGCCATTGGGGAACTTGCACTCGTCCCCGCCGCGTTTTGTTCGGTCGATTTCATCGGCCCCATCCCGCCCGAGATGGACGAGGACGGCAAAGTGACCCGCCCCGGCGACCCGCGATTCCACGCGAACCTGCGGGTGGCCTTTGAGCTGACCCAAGAGCAGGTCGACGCGCTGCCGACATTCACCCCCGAGCCGGGGATTCCGTACAGGGTATGGGCATGACCGACATCGACCTCAAGCCCACCCAGGAGATGGCGTCCAACGCCGCCCGCGGCCTCGAGCTGCGGGCCAAGCACGGCCGTGGCGGGACCGAGGTCGGCGTGGCGCGCGCCCGCGACCTAAAGAACCGGGCCACCCTGTCCCCCGACACCGTGCGCCGCATGGCGTCCTTCTTCGCCCGCCATGAGGGCAACCAGAAGGGCGGCGATGATGACGCTGGGTATATCGCGTGGCTGCTCTGGGGCGGCGACGCCGGCAAGGCGTGGGCCGAGCGCAAGGTGGCCGAAATGGACCGCAAGGAGGGCAAGAGCGTGAACCAGAAGGCATCGCACGAGGTCGTCGAGGACGACGACAAGGTCGTCCTGCGTGGCGTTGAGCTGTTCATGGCGTTCGACCCAGCCATCGACGATGGCGAGGCCGACCCCGAGCTCAAGCGCTTCGACAACAAGCGCCTGAAGAAGATCGTCGCCGCTACCGGGAAGCACATGGCCCGAGGCTCCTACCCCCGGATCGTGATCATGCACGAGAAGGACGGCAAGGAGCCCAAGAGCGCGGTCGGTCGAATCCCGCAACTCCGATACGAGGAACGGGATGGCGTTGGGTACATTGTGGGAGACATGGAGGTCGGCAGGGACATCTTCGACAGACTTATCGCCACGAACGCCTTCCCCAGGCGGTCGGCGGAGATCTGGTCCGAGAGCGACCACCTGTCCGAGGTGGCGCTGCTGGGTCGTGAGACCCCGCGCCGGCCGCTTCCCGACACGCATTTCGCTCGCCGCGGCGAGCGCATCACGTTCTCAAAGAGCAACCACGACCTCGCCGGGGTCGGTGGTGGCCTCAACACCTTCGTCCCGGCGCTGAATAAGGAGGAGGCCGCAATGGCATCCGACAACGACATCCGCGAGGAGCTCGAGGCCATGAAGTGCGCGATCTCCGACCTGTCCGCGATGATGAAGAAGAAGTTCGCCGACGAGGGCGACAAGGAAGAGATGGCCGAGGACGGCGACGACGAGGTTGTCATGGCCGAGGAATCCGAGGACAAGGACGAGATGGGCGAGCTGACCATCACGCACGAGGACGAGGAGGAGGCCGAGGAGGTCATCGCGTCCAAGAGCAGCTACGGCCTGCGCGCCCGCATGGCCCGCATTGAGCGCGAGAACGCGGCCCTGAAGGCCGAGCTCACCCGCGAGAAGTTCGCCCGCGAGATCGAGATCATGGAGCAGGAGGGCTACCGCATCCCCGACACGCAGCGCGACGCGCTGGTCGGCCAGCTGCAGGCCTCCCGTGACCCGGTCTCCCTGCTCGAGTCGTGGCGCGAGCTGTTCGCCCGCGACCCCATCGGAACGAAGATCGACATGAGCCGCGCCGCCATGCCCAAGGGAATGGGCATCGCCGACGTCGGTGACCTCGTCAAGCAGTTCGCCGGCAAGCCCGAAGAGTTTGCCAAGGCGATCAACGCCCGCACCCGCCGCTAACCACAAGGAATACACACCATGCTTCAGTTCTCTCCCAATCTCGTTGCGGGCGGCACGATCCTGCCCTACCGCGTCGTCAAGATGGACACCACCGCCTTCCAGGGCGTGGCGTCGACCGCCGCCGGCGACTTCGTCGTGGGCGTCGCCGACGGCTCCACCCGTCGCTTTGATTCGGCCAACCATGCCGAAACGGGCGACCCGATTTCCCTGCAGCCCTCGAACTGCGTGCAGCTCACCGCCAACACGTCGATCACGGCTGGACAGGGCCTCATGCCCACGACGGCTGGCAAGGTGACCCCGGTTACCTCGACCAACACCGCCCTCTTCGTTGCCCTTGAGGGTGCTGGCGCGGACCAGATCTTCTGGGCCTACCGTCTGCCCGCCACCAAGGTGAGCTGATCCAAACGACTGACCCAAAGGAGGTCATACCATGAGCTACGTGACTGTCGGTGGCGGCCTGAACACCTACGTGCCGTCCACCAACGCCCTCGCAACGGGCGCTCTTCAGGTGGAGTTCACCCGTGCGGTGAACACCTTCCCCATCACTAAGTACGCGCAGATCGTCCCGGCCAACCAGATGACCGGGTACTACCTGCGCCTCAACTCGGACGACAACGTCCGCGTGACGGACATCAACGAGTTCGTCTGGCCCCTGGGCAATGACCGCCCGGTCGGCAAGATGAACGAGCAGGACTTCGTCGCGTTCAACTGCCAGCGCTTCGCGTACCCGTTCTACATCCCGAACGAGACCGTGAAGCAGGCGGCGTGGGACGTCGTTGCCCAGCACGCTCGCAGCAAGGCGCAGCTCGCCATGACGGCTCGCTGCATGCGCGCTGCGACGGCGCTGACGGGCTCGGCGGCGCAGACGGCGTTCAACAACGTCGGCAACTACGCGGCGACGGGAACGGCTTCGCCGGGTGGCGCTCCGTGGACGACCTCCACGAGCAATGTCATCCAGAAGGGCATCCAGGGCGCTCTGCGCGCCATCTCGCTCGCCACCGGCGGCGCGGTGCGTGCGGAGTACGACGTCATGCTCGTCATCTCGCCCGTGATTGCCAACCTGCTCGGACAGACCTCGGAAGTTCGTGACTACGTCAAGAACTACCCCGCCGCTCTGCCCTTCCTGCAGGGCTCGGATACGTTCGCCAAGTACGGCCTCCCGCCGAACCTGTTCGGCGTGCAGGTCGTGGTCGACGACTCGGTCAAGGTCACGACCAAGAAGGGCGCATCGAGCACCACCCGCAGCTTCGTCTACGGGAACTCGGCGGTGTTCGTGAGCCGTCCGGGTGGTCTGGTGGGCGTCGAAGGCTCGACGAGCTTCGCCACCACCCAGATCTTCGCCTTCGAGGACATGACCGTCGAGAACTGGGACGATCCGAAGGACCGTCGCATCGAGGGTCGCGTCATCGACAACAGCACCGTGGAGCTCGTCGCGCCGGTCTCCGGCTACCTCGTGCTCGACGTCACGACCTGACACAAGCCCCCCAACGGCACACGGGAGGGCGGCACGCTTCGGCGACCGCCCTCCCCGTGCCATAGGAGCAGCGCATGGCATTCGCTACCTACGCGGACCTTGAGAAGGA